TTTGTCTTGAATTTCTGGAGTACCATCAGCATCAAGTACTGGGCTCCATTTTTCCATTAAGTTTTGTGAACCAAACATTTTGTTTATCTCCAATTATTAGAATTTTGTGTTATTGTTTATAGCAGCAACGTATGCAGCCATAGATGAGCTCATTGATTTATCAGCATCAGTTGCAACTAGAAGTTCTTCTTCTGGTTTAGCAGACTTTACTTTAAAATATGATTCTTTGATAGTTTCGATTTTAGATGTAAAAGATTCTACACCATCAAATTCGACAGACTCTACTAAACCTTTAAGTTTCTCAATATCTAATTCAGTCATACCAACAGTAGCTGTTGCAATTGCATCAACTCTTTGGTGTTCCTTAATAGTTTTTGATAACTCAATACCTTTGTCAACAGATTCATTAAGTTGACCAGATAGTTTCTCAACTTGCTCAGCAAGTTCATCAACTAGGCTAACTTTTTCTTCTGGAACATCGATATGGTGTTCAGCGAATACGTCATATAAAGATGACATAAAAGATTCAGCGATTTCAGTTCTTAAACCAGATTCTACTTGCAATTTGTTTTCTTCAACCCATTGCTCAGCAACGTATGTTAGATACGAATCTACTTTATCAACCAAAGACTCTTTAACTTCAGCAGTAGCTTCTTCTAGTTTAGACTCATAAGACTCTTCTAGTTTAGCAACTTCTACTTTCAGTTTAGATGAAATAGCAGCTTCAAAGATTAGTGCAGCTTTGTCTTTAAATCCTTCAGCTAAAGATTCTTCACCTTCAACTAATGCATTTAAATCATCAGAAAAATCAACTGTTGATTGTTGCTCTGCTAACAGTGCATCAACCTCTTTGTTAAATTCTTCATATGAAATAACTTTACAACTACCTTCAGATCCTTCTTTTAAAGACTTACATGATTGTTGGGCATGGGCTTTAATAGTAATTTCCATAGTAGACCCTACTGGATGCTGTGTTTCCTTCATCCGCCTCATGTACTTCTCTTTCCAACATTTCTGATAAGGACTATCAGTATCTTCTTTTACTTCTTCATCTTCATCTTCGACTTCTGACTCATCGTCATCAACTTCGACTTCTGCTTCGTCTTCATCTTCATCGGTATCTTCTACCTTTTTAGACTTAGCTTCATCAAGAATTTCCTCATCTTTAACTTCAACGTCCTCCAACTTCATAGTCTCTAGTTGTTCTTCATTGATGTCGGCGATGCTATCTTGCATTTCTTCAGACATTAATATTACCTCTTTGTTAAAGTTTCGAGAGGAAATCTTGGAACATTTTACTCTGCATCTCTTCAAGATCCTTAGCCTTTGTTCTTCTTATTTCAGTCTCATATTTTTCAATTTGTTGAGCTTTAAGAATACCATTGTCCCATACCCAATCAACACCTTCCATAATCCCATTAACGAAGGCGTTATGTGCTGATGGATCTTGAACTATGTCAATTGTCGCTAGATGAAAATCATCTTTAACAACGCTCATAGAATTCTTATTCTCAATACTTCCCATACCACGACTTGACACACCTAACTGCACACCACCTTCCATAAGACCTTTTACAATCTTACCCATTGGAGTGTTTAGTACGAGTGCTTTTCCAACAACATCATTTCCCTCAAATTTGAGATCAGTGATGCGATGTGAAACCTTATCTAAATTAATCGTTGGTCCATTAGGATGATTTAACTCACCTACTGCACGACCTTTAGATACTTGTTCTTCTACATATTTGTTTACAGCGCCTTCCATGATCTTTTTAGGATACATACGACCATTACGGTTCTTGGCTTCTGTTTGCATGAATATACCTTCGATAAAGGTATTCTTTTCACCGGTCTTAGAGTCTTCAGTGAAATACGACAAATCTTCTTGGATATATTCTGTTATTAATTTCATGGTTCTTTATGACTCCGTTTCTGAAGGTGCTGCATCTTGTTTAAGCATTGATGCTCCAACTTCACTCATTTTAGTATTAATTGTATCAGCTATCTTATCATTTATTATAGTCTTAAACATATCAGCTGCAGCAGACTTATTATCAGATACTATATTTGAAATTAATTCATTTGTATTATTCATAATATTTATTCCGTTTGTAGTATATTTATACGAATTGAGTTTTCTAAATTATTCTTCTTCTTTAGGTTCTGGACTAGATTCTTCTGGACTAGATTCATCATCCATATCAAAGTCTTCATCATCCTCTACTTCACCAGCTATTTGTTTATCAATCTCTTTAATATCATCATCAGTTTGACCTAAGATATTCTTACGAACATATTGAATAGAGTAGTATTTACCGACATACTCATCAACTTCTCTTAGAGTATTAATACGTTCCCTAATCATTTCTGCTTCTTTTAACTCAGAAAAATAAGTATCCTCTGCAAAGTCTATTGTTATATCATTACTTAAAGAATCCCAATCTTCTCTAGTAATAATAGATTTAAGTATTAACTGTGTTCTTAATGCTTGTAGAAATACATCAGAAAACTTAGAACGAATACGATCTAAGAACCTTTGAAACTTAACTTCATCTCTTGTTATCTCAGACGATCTACCTAAAGAAAACTGAGCTTCTGATTCTAATCTACCTATAGGTACATTCATCGATTTATATAGTTTCTTCTGAAAGTATATAATATCTTCAATCTCACCTAGGTTTTGACCACCAGGTAATGTTGATATTTCTGTTCCTCTACCACCCTCTCTTCGAGGTAACCAAAAGTCTTCCATCATAGAAAGATGTTTACGCTCATCTTTTAATTCGCCAGACTCTGCATCATATACTAATTTATTACGGTAGTTGTTCATAATACCGCGTAGATATTCTTCTGCTTTACCTTTAGTAAGGTTACCTACATCAATATAGAATATTCTACGTTCAGGTGCTCTTGCGATACGATATATCAATAAAGCATCTTCCATCATTCTTAACTGATTAGCGGATTTAATTGCTTTGTCAAGATGTCCTATAACTCTATCTTTCTTATAAGATAGTAAGCCTGATGGGCAGAATATAATAGCATCTTTAGATATCTTTAATGCTTGTGCAGATGAATGAGTATTCTCATCAGTATACACATAATAATCATTAACACCTACTACTACTTTAGCCCCTGTTTCTTGATCAATCTCTTCTTCAAGTTCTTTTACTTTAGTAATCTGTGTTGATTCAATAGGTCTTAATTCTAGAATACCTTTCTTAGGATTCTTTTCATCTATAAGAATATGATAATAGATACGTCCATCTACATACCATCTACGAAACATCTCATGCCCGAAATGATTAAATCCGAATAGGCTTAATACATTATCAAACTCTTCTTTAAAGATCTTTTTAATCTTATCAGATTGTTCTAACTGATCCATATTAATTGTAACAGGATCTGCTGTATCCGAAACAATTGATTCAGATACAATATCAGTGATAGCTTGGTCACATTCTGGGACTGTTGCTATTTCTCTATATTTTCTTATTTGTGCTGCATCATCAACTAATTGTTCTGTCGACAGATCAAGATATTGCGAAAAATGACCTCCTGCTGTAACGACACCACCACCCTGATCGGTAGGTGGAACGAAGGAGCGTCCCTTTTCGAAATTATCCCTTTTCTTCTTTTTCTTTATTTCAAATCCAAATAAATCTGCCATTTCTCATCCTAGTACTTAAATAAAATAATAGTAGTGGAACCTCAACGATTCCACTACTATATTTATACACATTATATATTAGTTAGTAGTATCCGAAGTCCAGTACTGATACTCTAAAGTTACTGATGATTCAGTTACATTAGTATCGTCATAAGACAACGCCACTTCACCTAACTCTGAAGGCCATGCACCTCTAATAGTATAGGTTTTTACAGGTGTACCTTCTTTATCTAACTGCTCGACAGTCATATCTGCCATATAGTCAGATGTGTTTGTCATTCCGATATTACCTTCATGTGAATTAATACCATCCATCCATCTCTCGAATGCAGATCTAACTGCTAAACCACCATCATTAATGACAGTAATAGTCCAAGGTGCGAATGTACGCTCACCCGATAGTTTAATCTCACGACCTCTAAACTTAATAGGAAGTGAACTTATTGAAGATGCGGGTAAAGATGCACCCTTACACATAAATGATGCAAGTTCTGAATCACCTTGAGCAAAGCCCGGAAAATTCGGTGTTACTTTGAACAAAGAACCTCTTGCCCCACCACCGATTAATTTTGATTTAAAGTCATCAACTCCTAATATTGCCATTTCTATCTCCTATTATTTACCAATGATTTCTGAAAATTCAACACCAGTACGAGTAGCGATGAAGTTCAAAGTCATGAAGTTGATAGAACGAGCTGGTTTGATGTATATATCAGCAATAAACTGGTTAGTATCAATTACTTGACCTGTATTATTGGTTTCATCACAAACTACATGGAAATCATATAATCCACGGCGACCTTTGACATCACGCAAGAACGGTTCAACCATATTTCTAAATTGAGCTCTTGTAAACTCATCATTAAATTCAAACAACTGGTACTTAGCTGCAGTAGCAATTGCTTTCTCTAGTACAATAAACAATCTACGGACATTGATTCTATCAAATGCAGATGGTTTAGATTGTGCTGTTTTATCTCCATAAAGAAGTGTTCCTTCTCCAGGGAATGTTACGATAGGGTTAACACGCTTTTTATACAACTCATCTCTTTCAAAATGCTTAGGGTTAAACGCTAGTTTAGTTACCCCAAATAATTGTCCACGATTAAATCCTGCTGGTGACCACCATGGATCAGCAACATCATCTGTTTTAGCACATAAACCTGCAACTGCACCTGATGCTGAAATCCAACGATATAAATCGGAATACTTATCATACACATATAATGCGGTTGAATCAATAACACCATACGAAGATGAAGTTAATTTATCAGCCCATTCAATAACATCATCCATAGCATTAAGGTTTTGTTTACTTGCTGCTAATGGAGGTGATACAAATGCTACACAATCTTTTCTTGTTGATGCTAATGCAATTAATTGATTTGCTAATCCATGTGATGCACCAACATAGTCCGAGGATCCTTGGATTATTAAATTAACATCAACTGTTTCTGGGTCTTCGAAGAATTTAAATCCAGTAGTAAGATCACCAATATCTAATGTTGTTGTTTGTGTGGATCTTAATGCATTAGTAGTTGTACCTACAGTTCCACCGACTAATTCGACACTAAACTGAAAGACATCTACCAATTCAGTATCTATTGCCGCTTGCAGAGCATCAATATCTGATTGAATTGGTGATTCATTAGCAGCTAAGTTAGCCTTAGCCGTATTAAGATCAGTAAAAATATGTACCATTGATCTAATATAATTTGATGTAGCATTAATAACATCTACATAAAAGTTATTAGAGCCATCAGAACCAACAGTTCCTTCTACCATTGATAGAAATTCAAATGATTCTAATACTGAACCCTTTTCACCAAACACACCCTCTGCATCAACAACTGAAAAATGCACTTCGTTTCCGTCTGGTAGTTTGTCGAACTGTGACTTAATAGATCTCATAGTGTCAACAGTTAATTGACTTGTATTTACAGAATCTGTAGCAGTATTTAATGTAGTACCCGCATCAATATTAGCCGTTATTGCCGTTGCTTGTGCCGTTGTTGCCAGATTTATAGTATCCTGTAGAGCATCAATATCTGATTGATCCGTTGATGTATTGTTTGCTAATGCTGCATTAGCAGCAGTAAGAGCCACATTAGCAGCAGTAAGATTAGTGTTAGCAACTTCTGCAGTCACTGTTGCAGCCACCAAAGAATTGGCTTTGGTCTCCAAGTCAGCTAACGCCGGAGCTAGTGTGTGAGTCTCAAATGCACTAGTTACTGAATATATCTGCAACCCGTTAGCAATTGCACCAGGAAATTTAGCAATCCATGAACCTACAGGTGTAGTTAATGTAGTTAAATCACCATTATCAAAATGTTCATCATTTTTTACAGTTACGGCAAGAGTTCCTGAACTTGCATTTTTAGCAGGTCCTGCAAATATATCATCCACAGAAGTAATGGCTTTACCATAAATATCTACTTCGTCAAATCCTACTGCACCAATCTCAGCATCAGTAAAAGTAACATCTTCAGATGCATCTGCTCGAACTACTCTTAATGATTTACCATACTTCAAAAATGAAG